CTCCCCGCCGTTTTATCGGCAATCAGGCGCGCCACCTTGGCGTCCGCCTCCGCTTGTTGGCGTGCATCGCTGACGGATTCGTAGGTCATACTGTCATATAGAACGAAATAAAGGTTCTCTGGCGTGTCCGTCAGTTCGACACCGGCCTCCTGCAAATCGTCGCCGTGTGTGGCGATGATGTATTCCAAAGCTTGTTGTCTGGTCATGTCAAACCTTCGCTATTACATCGTACATAAAGTAAGCCACCCCGATCCGGCGCTTACTATCAATGTCATCGTTTGGGTAACGAATCACGTCGATCTCGCCATCAGTGATTGTGATGCCTCTCGACTGTGTGCCGGCAGAACTGAAAGACAACTGCTGCACTCTAAGCACTGATTCCATCCGCTCATAAAACTCACGAATATTGTCAGACACCGTGTCCACAATTGGAGTAGACGTAATATTTACCGTGCCGGAAATGATGCCGAACGCTGCGCATTGATAGCGTCGCGTGTACATCTTATTGGTGGTGCCCATGTGCTCCGTGGCGCTGTAGCCAACTCGGTAGCACGCCACGGAGATGGCTGGCAATGTCCACGTTATCCACTCGTGAGCGTCGGCATAAATCCGGTCGTTAATCGTCGCCGCTTTCATAGTGGCGTAGGCACTACTGGCGCCCATTGCATCTGAAAACAGGGTCACCAGGCGGTCGTTTAGATCATTCCAAAATACTGCCACGCTGTGTGCCTCTTACGTTTTCGTGTAGGTCACGAGCAAACGCCGTTTCTGGGCGGTCGTCATTCTCCTGGCGAGTCTCTTTGTCCGCCTTACTGATTCCACCGGCGTAGACACCGCCTATAGACATTTTCTCTAGCACGCTACTCGTGCGCCGCTTTTCAAGCCGCTTCGCCAGATCCATGTAATGCTTGTGCCGGTCGCTGTAGTTGCGCGTTAACGAGTGATTACCATGCACGTCACTCTGACTATTGGTGACAAGACGAGCGTATTTGGCGGCGATAGCTTCAGCAGCCATAGCCGCCGCCAAATACGCGTTCTGCGCTGCCTCTTCCAAGAAGAATGCTATATCGACATCCTCAAGAACATAGTCGGTACTGTCGTTGTCACCAATCAGCAAGCGGACGTTGTGAATGTTCATAGTTAGGCAAAGGTAATGGCGCCGGATACAGCAAGGTTGCCACCGGGCAACACGAGTACTAGATACCATGTGCCGGTGCTTGATTCGCTCAGGGTCACATCAATGTCGCCGTCGGCCTCGCTGATCACTAGTCCGCTGACATTCGCTGTCCACTCCAGCAGTAATCCATCTGTGCCGATGGCGATGCCGCTACCAGGCGCCGAAGCGATGGCGTCCCCGTTGGCATCTCCAGATAGGTACCACGGTAAAGCACAGCGCCGCGCCAGGTCTACACCGCTGGCATCCTTGAGTTGGATAGCAACATTGATGGCGTTGGCGGCTTCAGTACCAACGGTAAAAGTAGCAGTGATGAGACTAAGGCTCTCCGTCGCAATGCTTTCAGCCACCAACTTACCGACCTTAGCATTGCCTTTCGTTAATGTATTCATTCGTTCCCCCAATCCGAAAGGCGCTTTTCCATGAGCTTCTTTGCCGACTCCCGCTGCTCTTGCGCAAGTGCGGACTCAACCACGCACCGGTCCTGCACTTGCGCAAGCATCTTGTCCATCTGGCGAATGGTGGCGCCCAACAGCGTTTGCACTGTCGGCTGCGTACCAACGTCGTCGCGCACAAGCGGCTGGATGTAGCGTTGATCTACCAGCCGCTTGGCGCGCTCAGGTGAACGGAAATCAGCATCGGTCAGGATGGCGCCCACGGTCGGTTGACCACTAAAAGCGCGTACTACCTGATAGCTGTTCATTAGGCTACACACCCACTGAAGAAGTAGCCGAGATCAGTGGCAACCACCTTGTTATCCCAGGCCATTTCGATTTCGATGCGGTCGGCCTTCAGGTGATCCATGCGGAAGCGACTGATGCCAGCCTCGGCGCCCATGTTGCCGGAAACGCCGGTCCAACTGAACACGTAACCCGCAGAAGGCGCCAGCAAGCCGGGCGTCGGGTTGACATAACCGAGCCATGCGTTTTTGCCGTGCGTGAATGAATAGGCAGCGGTTTCGCCTTCGGTGTTGGTGGCCTTAATCGCCTTGGCAACATAGACGTTTTGCACCTCGAAGAACGATGCCATCATCGGGCCGGTGATGTTTTCCGCCGACGTATATTTAAAATTGTCCTTGATGTCGGGATGGAATTTCAGCTTACGGAACGCCTGATACCCCAATACCAACGTGTTCGGCAGGAAGCCGGTGCGGCCTAGCACAGTCTCTTTGCCGGCTTCGATGTCTTCAATCGGATCGGAGTTGGTGTAGTCGCTCCAGTAGGTGAAATCACCGCCACCACCATTGGCGCCACCAGTCTTGTCAGTGCCCCAAACGGACGTGGTAAAATAGTCGGTCACCCATTGAATTTCCCGGCGCAGCAAGCCGCGTTGGGTCAGAAACTGCACGGCATCCCGATCCATGTTCAGCGGGTTGTCGGCGTTCTTGCGAGTCTGGTCACCGATGTCCTTATGGAGACCCCACACGTCGGCGCTATAGCTGGCCGTGCTGAGACCGTACCCGCTACCGGCGCTTTCGGTGCCGTCCGGGCGCACTTGCATCTCATCACGAAACCAATCATTCTTGGTATACACATAGTACTTATCGGATTGTTTCTCGACTTGCACGGTCGGAAACACTCGTCCGGCGATAAAGTTCGCCTCATTCTGGATGTAGGCCACAGAGATGTTCGTCAGGATTGCGTCCAGATGAACCTGTGATTGTGTTGGCTGAGCCATTGTCTATATTCTCCTTATGCACCACGCCCAATGTTGGCGCAATTGACAAATGCGGTAACCAAGCCGCCAGCCGCTCCATTGCCTTGGATGACTTGCCCGCAGATGTACTCCGTGGTGTCAGTGCCGGCCGTCTTGGCGTCAGCCTGCCCATCGCCGCTAGTACCAATCAGGTCGCCGTAACCGAGATCGGCGTCGCCGCTAACCTTGGTTTGACCAACCACGCACACCTCGGCAGCCTGACCGCTCGTGGGGGCGTTCTGCAACACGCCGATTGGCTTGTCGGTAGCGCCGGCGCAAACCGTGACGGTTTTTTCGCCGGACATTTTGACGAAGTAGTACTGTTTGGTGCTCAAGTCTGCACTGGCCGTCACGCCGGTGAGCTTCATTTGCGCGCCTTCAAAAGCCATTATTTGCCTCGCTGTTCTGCGACATACTCGCTGTACAATTGCGGCTGCGTACCGGCAACCACGGTGGCGGCGGCGGCGTAGTCAACCTTGCGTTCGCCCATGATCGTAATCACGGCATCGCTGAACTTCTGTGCGGCCGTCTTGGGGTTGGTGTCGGTCTGGTTGCTGCCGATCTCTTCAAACAATTTGGATTGCTTCATCTGCTCAGCAATCGCCCGCTGGTTGGTGGCGTAGGTAGCAAACTCGGTGGAGTTCTCCCCAAAAGCTTCGGCCAGTTTTACCAACATGTTGACGTTATCGTCAGCCTTGCCAAACCAGCCGATCGCCAGTTCGCTAAACCGCTTACGTTGGGCTGCCGCTTCCAGTGCCGCCACGCGTTCATTCGCCTTGTCAAGCGATTCCCGGTACTGTTGCGCCGTGGCAACCGCTTCGGATCGCTTCGCTTCGGCTTCGGCAAACCGTTGTTCCAGTTCGCCAAACTTCTGTTGCAACTCGGTGAACTGCACAGCAGTCACCTGTGGTTGCTCCTTGGCATTCTTATCTTCTGCCATGTTTTCAACCTCTCTCTGAACTACAGAAAACTGATTTAGATAGATGACTGTTGTTAGGTTTGAGACCTGTTCATCAGTGGTGTAAAGCCCGCGTTCGCTGGCAACCAGAGGACGCAAAGCTTTTTCTTTGAAAAATGGACGCGTGGTCAGCGCTAGTCCGATCAACACATCGCTGTGCTCGTTGCCGGTATCGGGCGCTGTCCATTTGTCGTACCATTCAGGTGATACATATTTGTAACGGTCGGCTTTGATGAGCGATTGCCCGCGGTCAGTCCATTCGACCTTGGCATCGGCGCTGCCGTCCTCGTTCAGCCGCATGTCGGCAATCCAACCCACGGCGCCAGATGTCTTTAGCTGATGCTCAGCGTCAATCGGTAGCTTGGATTGATACACACCCGCCTTGAAGTTGTTCACAAAGCGCTGATTACGATCCGGTGTCACGCTGATTTCGCCGTAGGCAGGATGCTTGAACGTGCCTGGCTTGGGCAAGCAGGGCACCCAGTCGGGCGGCTCGGCAAACTCGTGCTCGTTGAATAGTCGCCAGCCATGCCCATCGGCACACAAATCGGCAACGTCTGAATATTTCATTTCGCCATGTTCGCCTTCCTCGTCCTCCCACTCCATGCCCAGCATGGGAAAATCAACCCGCTTGCCACCCACGGACACACTGATGGCCCCAAATGTAATCGGCATGGTTGGCATTAGCGACACAGGTGACGGGCTGCCGGAATCAATATAGGCCAGCGTCATGTGCGGTGTGTATCCGTGGTTTTTGACCGGCTCGATCTCGTACTCGTCCATGCACTTGTTCAGCCACTGGCGCACATCATCAAGCCCAGGCAGATCGACCACGGCGTAGATGACATCTTGTCCATCACTGGACTGGCTTGCGTTAAATCTGCCAACGCCGTTGATTGTGCCGGTCAATGGTTCGCTGTAGGTGGCGACCTTTTTGGCGGCAAGGATAGCGCCGGCTATCTGCGCATCGGTCAATGCATCCACGCTGCCCAGGTACGCCAACGTAACGTGCAATTCTTCCGGTGGCATTGTTACGCCTGCCATAGATTGCGCAATCTGCGCCGCCATTTCAGCGGACGGATACAGCGCCACCATGACGCCGGTGTATTTGCTGTCAGGCGGTACGGTAAAAAGCTCGGCGTATTGTTGGCGAAGCTCTGCAATCTCAGTCATGCTTTTTCCTTCATCGGTGCGATCCCAATCGATGCACGCCCAAAAGCCGGGCGACAACGGGTCTTTTTTTGTGCTGCAACTATGCCGAGCCAGAAAGTTCGCCCGTGCTTCTGGATTACTCCGACGCATCGGCATATTGGGATCTCCATAATGGACAAGATAATCCTTGCCATCACGGGTAACCGTTCGCATATATTTTTTGTCGTCACGGGTTGATGGTCTGCGCCCTGTGGCCGTAACCGTCACCCCGTTGTATGTGTATGTGGGCATAGAAATAAAAAAGGCGTCTGCAACAGGTGTTACCCTGTCACAGACGCCATGTGTCTAACGTTTCATGCCGTTGATATATTAAGTTGATCATGCGGGCCGGGCTTGATACCGGCTGGTAGCAGTTTCATCGGTGGCTTGGCCCGCTGTCGCTACCTCTAACATCTTCTTCTCGTGTCCATCCACGATGCCGCATGATTCACTACGGAAAGTATAGCACGACTTTTTTATTTTGTCTAGTACCTGAATTTATTTGTTAGCTTGCACTAAATCAGCGTTCCACCCTTTCTACTGGACACACTGACCATTCAATGTCTCCATCTCCGACCGTTAAATACACCATGTAGCGACCACGCTGCAAGCTGGCGATACGCAGCACAAAACGAATCATGCGCGTGGGAATGCGCTTCATAATGTCTTTGATTGTCATGGTGTCATCTGCCGCGCCATTAACTATTTGCATTAACCCTCCGGTTCTCTCCACGGTTGCGGCGGCGTAATGGCTTCGGTGTAATATAAAAACTTCAACGCTTGTTGTAGTGGCTTCGGTGGTGCATAGCCACTTTCCGGCGACCACAATTGGCACATGGTGTCAGGCAGGCGTAGGCGGCCCAGGTCACTTTGCGCCACCAGTACTTTAATTTGCCCAGACGTTAAGATAAGGTACGGGTTATCCAGTTGCATCATTTGCCTCGCCTTACGGTTATGCCCAACTGCTTGAACTGGTCAATCTGCGATGGTGTAAGTGCATTGTTGCGGTCAATCAGCGTTTTAATATCGGACAACTTGACGCCATCCCTGATCTGCACTTCGATATACTCCAGATAGTCGAACACCTGTTTCGCAGCCTTTTGAGCGCCCATAGTTCCTTTGAGTTTAGCATACTCATGAAGGTAACGCGTGCTGACGCCCATCGATTCCAATTTTACTTCGTCAATAGGTGACGATACAACAAAGCCTGAACGGAAACCGTAAAGCGAATCACCGGCCGTGTAGCCGGCCCGTTGACGCACTTCGTCTTTCAGCACAAAAGTTAGGTCGCCAAACGTTCTGCCGACATCCTGCTCTTGTCCACGGTAGGATTTAACGTAGCCATAAACCGGACGCAATGACGGATCTAGATTGCGGGGTAGACCTAGCCCAAGGTACTCGCCCAACGAACGTTCATCTGTATCAAGGATGCCACCTGACGAACCGGTTTCAAACTGCGTCTTAAATCGCCTAGACTCAAGTAATTGGTCGGCAAGCCCTGACGGAAACTGCATTTGGATCGGCTTGCCGTCCATAAGCTCCTTGAGCGCATCCTTGACACGCTGCTCATAGACTTCGGGCGTTACGCCTTCGCCTTTAGAGTAGGCGGCGATCTGGTCTTTGGTGTAGCGCACAGATGCGTCAATCGTGTTCTGTGCCGGGCTGTACGCCGTAGTCACAAACTGCGGGGCCGTTGTTTCTGTTGTCGGTGCGTTGCTTCCTCCACCCCTGCGCCCTATCCACTGGTCTAGTTCCCAATACGGCACTTCACGACGAATGAGACGACAACGGTCATTCGTTTTGCATTCTGTGCTACCATCACCGGGAATTGGTAATTCACCGATAAGGCGCCACCCCATGTCATACAGCCGCATGCATGTCGGGCAATGTTCAGCTATACCCAACATGCGACGTTCGACAATGCGCATGTCGGGTGAACTTGGCACGGCCCGATCACGCTCTGCTTCCCAAAAATTTGTGCGGGCGTGGCCAGCATACATGTTTGCCCGATTTAACGACTGAGCCAGCGTTGAATTGCCGTCGCGAATATCGTTGGCGAAGTTTATCAGGCGGCTATAGTCGTCACGCAACTTGCGCCCGATGGCGCCATAGTCGCGGGGCGTCAAGTTGTCCCAGCCGCCAGCGGCCAACGCACGGTTCTGCAAATGCAGGCGCCGGATCTCGGTGCGCATCCGATCTACAAAAATGCCAGGGCTAATTTGCTTCTCATGTAATGCAGTGGCCAAAGATGCCAGGCGACTGGACGTGCTGTCAATGTTGGCATCCAGCAGCCGCAATACATCCTGCCGCCCCACAAAGCGCCCTGTGTCAGTTGCGCGGTATCGGTTTGATTGTCGGTCAAAAGTAAATCCCGGCAGCACGTCAGCCATTGGTGGGCGTCCTTGCGTCTAGCATTCGCTTATATCGTCCGGGCACCGCGTCGTCGCTGTACCAGGCGACACGGGCATCCTGTATGGCGGCTGCGTCTATATTTGCATCAAGGTCAATAGCGGTGGGCATCCATGTATCGGGATTTGCGCCCTGTGGCATGGTAGACAGCACCCATTTTACAGACGCCTGCGCATCAGCCAAATCAAAACCCAATTCCAGCAATGCAGCAATTTGCTGTTCCGCCCATTGGGTCATACGCTACCCCGCAATAAAATCCGCTGCGCCGCCTCAACCATTGCGGCATCTTCTGCCGCCTGCCTAGCATCTTGCGCCGGTTCGGACGATGGATTTGGCGGCGTTTGTTGGTCTTGCTTCATCCGCTTCGTCACATCATCCTCTGTGAGCAGTGGCAGCCGCATCTTAGACCGTAGATCGTTTTCAATCTCCACGGATGGGAATAACTCCATGCCGGCGGCGCTTGCCTCTTTGACGAAGGTCATCAGTACGTCAAGGTCAATTTCACCAACACCGCCAAACGCTAGCCGTGGCGGCGCCGTAACCTGCATACCATTCACACGTAGCAGGCGAGGAATAGCGTAGGTGTTGATTACATCGGCAATGCTATCCAGCCATGCTTTTAGCGCCGTTTTGAACATGCTTGATTTGGTCGCTGATAACGCATAGCTACCGACTTTCTCATGCCCCAACAGAATGAAGTCAGCTAGGACGGCCATTGCGATTTCGCTATTCTTACGGCTGATAATACCGCCGATGTCGAACTGTCGTGATCCGGCCGTACTCAGCAATTCCAACTTAAAGCGTTCACGCCCATTTTCGTCGTAGGCAAGGGGCCACACAATGCCCTCCTGCTCATCGCGCCGGATGCTGGTCACAATTTCCTTAATGGCCGAATACAACTGCTGATTCTCTGGACTGGCCGCGGATGACAGCAATTCAGGCGGCACATGGGCCACAGGTAAGCCGGCAAGGTCACGCTCCACGCCGATGCCTTCGATGTTCTCCAGGTGTTTTTTGAAATACCATGAGCGGTAACAACCGCGCAGGATACTGCGGCCCTCTGGGTTACCCAAGTGCGTGGTCGTGCGAAATAGAAGCGCCTTTTCAATCGGAATAAGAACGGGCGTTCCCTGTTCCAGCGTCTGCCACATGCCCCGAATCCCACCACCTTTGTCAAACTCCCACATGTAGCGAGTGTGTTGGCTGCGGATCGCCCACTTGCGCCACCCGATGCGCCCGTCACTGTACTTGCTGCGCTTGGTTGGATCGTCAACATCGCCGCCACGTTTCTTGTAGACTGTCTCAAGATAGCTGTAACCATACGGCAGCATGGTGAGGATTTCTGTCATGGTGTCTTCCCACGACAGCGACATGTCATCAAAACAGGATTCGACAAACTCAGCGGTTTCGATGTCGTTATCTGTTGGCTCAATCTCCCAGTCAGCTTGACGCAGCAGCATTTCAACAGCGAACAGAATAGCTACCACCACGCTGTCCTGCTCCGCCATTTCACGCACAACCTTCAGCCAGCGGTCACCGCGCAGCTCGCGTAAAAACTCCTCATATACCTGACCACCTGACTTCTGTAGGCCAGTCTCGCCAAGTTCCATTAAGTCAACACGAGCCATGTCTATATTCTCCACTTGCTAGTTTGTGCAAAGCCGCTTAAATCCATGC